GCTGGATACCGACTACCGCATCGAGTCAGCCCCCGCCGGTTTGGTTGAGATGCTGACCGCGCAGGCGTCGCAGATCGAGGCGGATTACAGCTACGGCAACGCCGTTTCAATGGCCCTGTTCTCCGAGCAGCCCAAGGAGCGCTGGCTGATGTTTGACGGCATCAATACCGAGAACGGCGAACGGACGGTGTTCGAGTTGTACCGCACCATCTTCAACCCGCCGGGCGACCTGAACATGATCACCGATGAGTACGGCAACCTGCCGCTGACCGGGGCTGCCTTGGTGGACGTGGCCAAGCTGGCTGATGATGTGCTCGGCGGCTTTGGCCGCTTTGTTGAGGCGGCCGCCTGATGGCCTCCCGCGCGAAGAAGAAACCAAAGCCTGGTACAGAGGGTGCAGATGACCTGCAAGTGCTGCACCCCGAGTTACCGTTAAGCGTTGGCGGCCGTGACCTGGTCATGCGCGAGTATGGGTTTATTGAGGGGCTACGCGTACGGCCCATCATTGAGCCCATGCTCAAGGACATGGAGGCGCTGATCGGGCTGGCGACGCAGCCCACCAACGACCAGGTGCTCGACCTGATGGGCAACCACATCGACGAGTTTCAGGAGCTGCTGGCCGTGGCCAGCGACACGGACGTCGCCTTTGTGGCAGGGCTCAATCAAACAGATGGCACCCGGCTAGCTGATGCCTGGTGGAAGGTGAACGGCCCTTTCTACTGGCGCACCGCGATCAGCCGCGTAGCGGTGGCCAAGGTGCAGGCGCGGGCCGGCAAAGCCGGTGGGGCGACATCTACGCCACGCTCATCCGGCACGGCCACAGAGAGTGCGACCTCGGACGCTACACACGCCGGCAGTTGATGCTGTATTACGAGCGCGCCCTGGCCGTTGACCGGCTAGACCGCGCAGGCCGAATGCAGGACATGAGCCTGGCTGTCGGCGGCGGCAAGAAAGCCGCTGACCACCTACAGAAGTTGTTGTGGTAGGCATGGCCCAGGGAGGCGGCAGGACGCCGCTGCGTCGGACCCAAAGGAAGCCTTCAGCGCCCTGAGTGCCCCCCAGCACCAGGGCGTTTTCTTTTTGCCCTTGTTCAAATTACTCACAGCGAGCAACCGGGCACCCTGAACCTGAATCCCTCAGGTAATCAGGCACTCCATGAGCAGAAAACTCGAACTGGCGATGCGCATCCGGTCTGACATGAGTCAGGCCCGCAATGATGTGCGTGCGCTCGGCGGCGACGTTGAAACCTTGGGAGATAAGTCGGAGAAAGCCAGCCGAGACATGGAGCGCATTAGCTCGGTTATCGGCAAGATTGGCGCAGCGCTCGCTGGAGGCGCGCTTTACAGCGCGGTGATTAGCGCTACCAGAGAGCAAGAGCGTGTGACGGCGCAACTCGAACAGCGCTTGCGGTCAACGCAGGGGGCTGTTGGGCTGACCCGCGACGAACTGTTGTCCATGGCCAGCGCGATGCAACAGGTGACCACCTACGGCGACGAAGCGGTCATTCCGGCGCAGGCGCTGCTGCTGACCTTTACTAAGATTGGCGGTGACGTTTTCCCCCGCGCGCTTGAGGCGGTGCTCGACATGAGTGTCGCCATGGAGCAAGACCTCAAGTCGGCCGCCATTCAAGTGGGCAAGGCCCTTAATGACCCTGTTCAGGGCATCACCGCGCTGTCACGCGCAGGCATTCAGTTCACCGAAGACCAGAAGGAGCTGATCAAAGAGCTGGTTGAGACCGGTCGGCAAGCCGACGCACAGCGGTTAATCCTGAGCGAGCTGGAGACCCAGATGGGCGGTTCGGCCCGTGCCGCGCGCGACACGTTCGGCGGCTCGATTCAGGCGCTGCAGAACGCATTCGGGGACCTGCTGGAGGGCGACCCCAGCAGCCCCGGCCTGGTTGCAGCACGGACTGAAATTGAAAGTCTGACGGAGGTGCTAAGCGACCCTCAGACCAAAGAAGCCTTTAATACCCTGATCGCCCTGGTCGCACGCCTGACCAGCGCAGCCGCAGGGGCGACGACTGAGTTCGCGGGGCTGGGCAACTGGCTTGCTATCAATGCAGCCAACGTCACCGGTAACCTGGACCCGCTCGATAGGCTGAACCAAGAAATCAAGGACGTTGATGCCTCGTTGAAAGGTGGGCTGAGCACAAAGGTCGGCTATCTATTCACGTCAGAAGAGGAGCTGCGCGCCATTCGCGAGCAGCTGGTCGCAGAGCGGGATCTGATTTTGGCTGCGCGTGGGCAGCTAGACTCCTCTGGCGCCGCGAGCGACACACCGTCGAGCGCTCCAGCCGAACAGTCTCAAGACCCGGTGCTGAACGCCGACGCCCAGAAGCTGCTGGATACCCTCAAAAAGCAGGCCGAGACCATCGGCCTGATCACCGAAGAAGCCAAAACCCGCTACGCCATCGATTCCGGTGAGCTTGGTGACCTGATCCCCGAACACCAGGAGCTGCTGCTAACTCAAGCCCGCCAGCTCGACCAGGCCAAGGCCAACGCCACAGCGTCCGATGCGCAGCGCAAGGCTACCGAGAAGCTGGCCAGCGCACAGCTCAGCTTTGTCACCAATCTTGAGCGCCAGGCATCGCTGATCGGCCTGAACACCACCAAGACCCGCGAAGCTGAGATCGCCGAGAAGGGCCTGACCGGTGCGCTGCTGGAGCGCGCGCAGGCCGCAGCGGCGCTGCTGGCGGCCGAGGAAAAGCGCCAGATCGTGGCAGCAGATGCGGTAACAGTGGCCGGCCTGCAGGTGCAACTGCTCCGCGCCCAAGGCAAAGAGTCTGACGCGCTGGCGTTAGAGATGGAGCAGCGCTTCGGGGCGTTGATCAAGAGCCTCAATGAGCACAGCGAGGGCGTTGGCGTCGATATCGTCAATGAGCTGATCAATGTCGAGGCGGCGCGGACTCAACTGGATGAGTTCGAGCGCGAGATCGATGAGGTACTTGCCCGCCAACAGCGCGGCGAGCAATCCATCAATGTGCAGCAGGACGCGGGGCTGTTGTCTGAGGTCGCGGCCCGCGAGCAGCTACTGGAATTGCACCGCGCTACCGCTGACGAGCTGGAGCGCATCCGGCCGATGCTGGACGACATGGCGAGCATGCCCGGTGCAATTGGTGAGGCGGCCACTGCCGTGCTCGCCGAGATTGATAACCAGATGATCCGCCTGCAGTCCACCACCAGCCTGCTGGTTGAGACGCTGCGCGGCGGACTTGAGGACGGCCTGGCCAACGCACTGACTGGGCTGGCCACCGGCACTATGAATCTGCGCAGCGCGATTCAGTCCCTGGCTCAGACAGTCATCCAGGCCATGGCGCAGATGGCTGCCAACCAGCTGGCCAACGCAGCGATGGGCGCGTTGTTTTCGTCATTCGGCGGCGGGCTGGGTGGCGCGGGAGCGGCAGGCTCTCTGGTTAAGGTCGGCAAGATGCGCGCGGCCGGTGGCCAGGTGCTCGGCCCCGGTACCGGGACCAGCGACAGCATCGCTACTTGGCTCTCAAATGAAGAGTTTGTTACCCGCGCTGCCGTGGTGAACCAGCCCGGCATGCTGCCGCTGCTGGAGGACATCAACGCCCGAGGCTGGGCAGCACTGCATGACCACTTTGCGGTGGGCCAGGCTACCGGTGGTTTGGCCGGGGTGCCGGCACCTGCCATGCCATCACCCGTCATGAACGCGGGCCAGCTTGCCGAGACAGGCCGAGCCGAGGGCACGCAGCTGCAGAACAACGTCGACGTATTCGTCGGGGTGCCGGAGCAGTTCATCGTCAATGGCGCATGGAGCCGTCAGGGCCGCGAGAAGTTCTACGGCGTCCTGCAGGAAGACAAGGCCACCATTCGCCAGCTACTGGAGCTTTAAATGCCACACGATATCGGATACGTCGATAACACCAGCCAGCTCGCGCACTACGCGATGCTGGAGCAGATCCGCGACTTTGCTGCAGACAACGGCTGGGCGGTGCTGCGCTATGACACCGCGCCGGATAACCGAGAGCTGATCCTCAAGGGCGCTGGCTACAGCGGAGAGGAGGAGATATTCGTCGGGTTTCGTACCTACCAGAACGCAGCCGCCGACTACTACAACCTGTGCGCGGCCGGCTTCACGGGCTATGTGCCGGGTAACCCGTTTGATAGCCAGCCGGGGGCGATGCTCTCTGGCATTCCCTGCCACAACCAGCGCGTTGACTACTGGCTAACCCTAAACCCGCAACGCATTGCGCTGGGTATGAAAGTGGGGACGCCGGTTTATGAGCTGGGCTATGCCGGCAAGTACTTACCCTATGCCAGGCCGAGCCAGTACCCCTATCCACTGGCGGTAGGCGGCATGCTGAACGGCACCCCGGCGACCCGGTTTTCTGATTCCGGTCATTCGATGCCGTTCAGAGGTGGGGCCAACATGCGGGCGCTGTTCAACGATGGCGTGTGGCACCAGCCCGACTGCTGGCCGTACGCAAACCCGTGGCTTGCCGGCGCAACAACTCAAGAGCGCGATTCCAATGACAACTATGCGCTGAACACCGTCGTGCTGAGTTCCAGCACCCTGGGTGATTTGGGTGAGCTGGATGGCGTTGCCCATATCACCGGGTTCAACAACGCAACCGAAAACACCGCGCTGATTGGCGGCGAGACATGGGTGGTGCTGCAGGACGCCTGGCGCACCGGGTTCAATGATTACGTCGCATTGAGGATGGACAGCTAATGGCTTACGTGAACGGCAGCGCAGCGTCCTGGGGTGACCTATTGAGCGCCCTGGTATCTGCTTGCACCGACGAGGGCTGGGCGTGGAATGACGGCATCCTGAGCAAAGGCACGGCATTCGTGAAGCTATGGGTGCGCAGCCCGGAGACGTTTTCGGAGGGTGAAGGCATTTTGCTGCAGGGCGGCACCGGCCAAGCCGGCGCGGTATTGACTGACCCATCCCCGCAGATGCCGCGCCTCGGCTGCCCCAGCCGGTTGCTCAACCAGGTGGTTTGGCCTGTCGATTACTACGTGCATATCCACTCCAACCCGGACGAGGTGTATTTCGTCGTCCGCTACAGTGTGGACTACTACCTGTGGTGCGCGTTTGGGGTTTCAACGTTCGACCTGCCAGGGTCAGGGTTGTGGCTATCGGCAATCAGCCGGCGTTTGCGTGGGCCAAATAATGAAGGAATTCGGATTACTGACTTGGGCGGTGGCGGCACTCGGGGCACCGATCATATCTCCGACTCTCAGACCTCTGCAGGTCTGCTTTGGAACGGAAACGGTAGTGGCAGCGGCGGCAGCCAGAGTGCAGACAGCCAGAATAACGCCGTTTGCACAGGGTTTGACGGCAACCTTTGGCCGTCGCCCAGCTCGAATAGCGGGTCGTACAATTTGATCAACACCATTCACGCAAACGTGCCCCTGAGCCCGCTGCTATTGCGTAGCGTTGGCTGGAATCAGCAGGCAGTGCTGCTGCCGATCCAGCCAGTGCTGGTCAGAGCAGAGAGCAAGGTATCGAAGGTTGCAGACCTGGCGCATGCCCGCTACGTGCGCGTCGATAATCTTGAGGCCGGCCAGATCATCGCAATGGGCGGCGAGCAGTGGCGCATTTACCCGTTTTATCGCCGGGTGCCCGGCGTGACCTCGGTAACCAACGAGGCGCACACAGGTGCATTCGGCATGGCCATCAGATACGACGGGCCGTGACATGCTGCTGACTGGATGGATTCCTCAAGGGCTGGCCCTCTCAGACAATCCCTATATCAGCGGGGATGTCGACAGCCTGGACCCCGATGCTATCGTCGGCTGGCCGCCGGCCGAGTCGGCCATGCAGGGCCTGCCTGCCCAGCCGCTCGCCCGTCACCTACCCGTCAGCGCGCCGCAGCAGAGGGTGCTTGGTGGCCAGCTACAGCGCCGTTTCTCGGACGACTATTACCACCGCGTTCACAGCAGCCCGCAGCAGCTGGATCTAGGTAACGTAGCATCCACCCAGACCACGTCGGTTTTCATCTGGAACGCGCACCTGGTACCGCAATCGCTGAGCGAAATTGACGGCCTGGATGAGGGGCTGGGCGTCTCTGGTCAGCCCGCGCCGCCGCTGCTGTTCACCGCCCTGCAGGAGCGCGAATACCAAGTATCAGTCACCCCAGATGGCCAGCCAGTGTTGGACACGCTGCTGAGCTGGGTATTTGCCAACGGAGAGCAGCCCGGCCTGCGTATCACCGCCAACCGCATCATTGCCTGGGCGTTTGCCCCCGATTGGGGTCAGGGGGTGCAGGAGCAACTGGAATGGCTGACCGATGTGCTGGCGTCTGAAAGCCAGGCCGAGCAGCGCCGCGCGCTGCGCACGGCCCCGCGCCGTGAGCTGAGCGCGCCTATGTACGTGGAAGGCCGCGAGCGCCAGTTGCTGGACCTGGCGTTGTTTGGCTGGGGCAGCAGGATCTGGGCGCTGCCCATCTGGCCGGATATCCAACGGCTGGGCACGGCGGTGCCGGCAGAGTCGCTGAGTATTCCCTGCGCTACTGAATATCTGGATTTTCGCGCGGGCGGCCTGGCGATGTTGCGTGCTGAAACAGCGTTTCAATCTGAGGTGGTGGAGATTGATTCAGTAGACGCTGGCGGGCTAAGCCTGAAGCGACCAACCCTGCAGGGCTGGCCGGTGGGCACCCGTCTTTATCCGGTTCGTACAGCCCAGTTGATGCAGCAGCCTGACCTGGTGCGTTTGACTGACCAACTAATGCAGGCGGACGTGAAGTTTCAAGTGATGGAGGCATGTGACTGGCCAGAGCTGGACGCTGCGGAGTTGCCGGCCTACCGGGGCTGGCCTGTGCTGGAGCGGCGGCCGGACGAGACCGAAGACCTGACGCATCAGTTTGAGCGCCTGCTGCTAACCCTAGACAGCCGCACCGCATTGCCGCTGGTGACCGACGTGGCCGGCCGCGCGCTGCCAATCACCGACTGGCGCTGGGTGGATATGGGCCGCGCCGACCGCGCCTGGCTGCGCTCACTGCTCTACTACCTGCGCGGCCGGCAGCGAGCGGTATGGGTGCCGACACACGCCGATGACCTGACCGTTGTTGCACCAATGACTGACACCGCCCTGACCATCGACGTTGCCAACGTTGGTTACAGCCGGTTTGGTCTGCAGCGCGTCGGCCGGCGGGACATCCGCATCGAGCTGGTGAACGGACAGGTGCTGTATCGGCGCATCACCGGTTCAAGCGAGATCGATGCGAATGTCGAGCGCCTGGCCATTGATTCGGTGTTGGGTACTGCCATGGTTCCTGAGGATATCGCCCGCGTCTGTTGGCTTGTTTTGTCGCGAGGCAATGCGGACCGGGTGACGCTGGATCACATAACCGACAGCGAAGGTGCGGCCGCTGCCCAAGTGACGTTCAGAGGGGTACGTGACGATGACCTTCAATAGCTACGAACAGTCTATTGATGCCGGCCAGCCTGTGGCCCTGTATCGATTCAGCCGAGGCGTGCTGCGCTGGCTGTACTGCAGCGCAGACCGCGATGTCACAGTTGGCTCGGAGGTCTACCGCTCGCTCAGCGGCGGCATGACCGATGCCGGCGCCAAGTTCACTGGCGATGCTACTGCTGACAAGTTCGTTGTGACTGCGCCAGCTGACATTGAGGTCGCGCAGCCGTGGCGCACAGGCTGCCCAAGCGATCAGATAGAACTGACTGTATTTGACATGCACTACGGCGACAACGACCCCCGTTTGAGGTGGGCCGGGCGCATCCAGTCTGTGAACTGGCCAGCGTTGGATCGGTGCCGTATCACCTGCGTCAGCCGAGATGCAGAGATGGGCCAACCCGGTCTTGACGATGCGTACTCCCAGTTTTGCACCGCAACCCTGGGTGACGAGCGCTGCGGCGTGAATCTGACCGCTCACCAGGTGCCGATGACCATCCAGTCCATGGATGGGGCGGCTGTTCAGTGCGCTGCGGCTGCCGGGTACCCGGACGGCTGGTTTATGGCCGGGTGGGTTGAGTGGCCGATTGGTTCCGGGGAATACGACCGCCGGCACATCGATCGGCATGTGGGTACCGAGTTGCGGTTGCTGGGCGGCACCGCCGGTATTCCGGCATCGGCAACACTGCGAGTGCTGCCTGGCTGCGACTTTCTGTTCGGCACCTGCACCGATAAGTATGCAAACAGTGACCGGTTTCGCGGCATTCCTGATCTGGAGCGCCGCAGCCCATTCGATGGCAACGCCGTCTGGTAAGGAGTACTGCTATGTGGGTCCAAATCGCGATTATGGTTGCGTCTTACGTCCTATCGGTTGCGCTCGCGCCCAAACCGCCGCAGCAGAAGCCGGCGGCATTTGAGGACTTTGACTTCCCCCTGTTTGAAGAGGGTGAGCCCAAAACGGCCGTGTTCGGTCAGTGCTGGAGCAAAAGCTGGATGTGCCTGACAGTCGGCAACTACCGCACACGGCGAGTGAAGATTGGCGGGGGCAAAAAGTGATCATCACTATCGACCACCTGCACTCGGTACCTACCTGGAACGGCCGCCAAGGCTACTGTCATAGCCAAAGCCGGGCGTTCTTCGCACGCCATGGGCTGGACTGGCTGGCGTTTCTCCGTTCAGGCATAGACAGCGAGCAACTGCGCGCAACCGGCGACGCGTTGGCTTTGCACCTGGTGGAACACGCGGAGGCACTCCATGGGCAGCAGTAGCAGCAAACCGAAGGTCACCCGGTACTACTTCGATATTCACATGGGGCTCGGGCTGCCGCTTGATGAGCTGGTGGAGATCCGCGCGAGCGACAAGCAGGCGTGGCGCGGCTCAATTACCGATAACGGCCAGATCTTTATCAACGCACCGGAGCTGTTCGGTGGCGATGAAGGTGAAGGCGGCCTGCAGGGCCGGATGGATGTGATGTTCGGCGAAGAAACCCAGGGCGTCCTGCCCAAGCTGGCCGCAATGCTGGGCGGTGTGGCACCCGCCTTCAGAGGGTTCACCTCGGCTTTTTATAGTGGCCTGATTACGACAGGCAACCCGTACCCCAAGCCATGGGAGGTGCTGCGCCGAGGCGGCAACCGGCTGTGGGGCCAGGAGGCGCCCTGGTACCCGGAAAAGCAGTTCATCTGGCTGGCCGATGGCGAGATCAAGGCCATGAACCCGGTGCATATCCTGTATCAGATCCGCACTAGCCGACTGTTCCGAGGTTGGAGCCGGTCAATCATGGACGATGCGGCCTGGCGCTCCGCCGCCGATACCTGCTACGCCGAGGGGCTTGGGCTGTGCATCGAGTGGCACCGGGGCGATACCTTCACGGCGTTCACGGACGTTATTGAGGCGCACGTTGGCGCCGAGGTGTTTAACCACCGCACAACCGGGCTGTGCAGCATCCGCCTTCTACGTGATGACTACGATCCTGCCGAGCTGCCACTGTTTGATGAGGACAGCGGGCTGCTTGAAGTGCTGGAGAATGAAGCCCCGTCGGTCGACGACATGCCGTCGGCGATGGTGGTCAATTACATCGATGCGATCGATGGTGAAAAGAAGACCGTACGCGGCGTCAACGCCGCCATATCGGCGCGTGGCAAGCGCGCCCCTAAAACGGTCGACTACCTGGGCGCGCCTACAGCCGAGATTGCTGGCCGGTTGTTGGAGCGCGACATGCGCATCGAAACCGGGGGGCTGCGCCGCTGCAAGGTCGTGCTCGACCGTCGCGGCCGAGACTTGAACCTGGGCGACCCGATCCGCATCCGCTCGCTACGCCGCGGCATCGAGCAGGTGGTTGTGCGTGTGGGCAAGATTGAGGACGGGCTGCTCACCAATGGCCGTATCACCGTCACCGTGGTGCAGGATCTGTTCGGCCTACCCAGCAGCTCCTTTGTTGGCGTGCCGCCGGCAGGCTGGCAGCCGCCCGATCGCACGCCGCAACCCGTTGTCATCAGTCAACTGATGGAGGCCACCTGGCGCGACCTGGTTCAGCGTGTGGACCCGGCCAACCTGCAGCTGATTGATGTATCCGCCGCATACCTCGGCAGCTTGGCCAGCGCGCCGTCGATGATGTCTCTCAACTACAGCCTGACCACCCGCGTCGGCGCCAGCGGTGAGTTCATCAACCAGGGCATCGCAGATTGGTGCCCCTCCGGCGTGCTCGCAGCGGCGATCGACAAGCTGGCTACTGAGATCACCCTCAACAGCGCCACCCGCCTGGACGACGTCGTAACCGGTACTGCTGCGCTGCTGGGCGACGAGATTGTGCGCATCGACGCCATCGACACGGAGACAGGTGCAGTCACCATCGCACGCGGCTGCGTTGACACGGTACCCGCTGACCATGATGCCGGCACCCGGATCTGGTTCTATGAGGACTGGACCGGCCTCGACGAAACCGCCTATTCCCTGGGCACGACGATGCAGGCGCAGCTGCTGACCAACACATCAAGCGGCCGCCTGGCCCCGGAGCTAGCCGGCACGCTCACACAGACCCTGCAGGCGCGCCAAGGTCGGCCGTATCCGCCGGGCCAGTTCCTGATCAACGGCGAAGCATACCCAGTCGAGACCGGCAGCGAGCTGGTACTGAGCTGGGCGCACAGAGACCGGCTGATGCAGGCAGATCAGTTGATCGATACTGCGTTTGGCACTGTTGGGCCGGAGCCTGGAACAACCTACAGCGCGCGAATGCTGCTGGCGGACACGGCAACGGTGCTCGACTCTGCATCCGGCGTTGCCGGGACAGACCTGACGCTGTCAACCGAGTACCAGGGCGTGGATGTCGATATCGAGCTGTGGTCAGTACGGGAAGGCCTTGAAAGCCCCCAGCGCCACACCCACCGCGTTGCTCTTGCCCCGCCCGCAGGCGTCGGTGCGCATCAGTTCTGGCGCCTGTACGTGACTGAGAACAACGGCGCGACGGACTTTTACTTGGCTATCGCCGAGCTGAAGCTGCTGGACGCGTCGGATACGAACATGGCCGTAGGTGGCACTGCGGCGGCAAGTTCAACGGCCGGCGCACCTTACCTGCCCGCCGCAGCATTCGACGGCGAAACGTCTACACGGTTTGTGTCGCAGAACGGCACCCCGCTGCCTATTTGGCTCAGCTATGAAATGCCTGCCGCTGTTGAGTTGGCTAGCT